GTGCGGGGCGCTCGCGTCATGCGCCACGGAGCCAACCACCGTGACCATCGCGCGGGCCGAATATGCTTACGAGCTCACCTACAACACCGCGGCGACCAGCTATCTGGCCGCCGTCAAGAACGGGGCGCTCACCGGAACGAGGAAAGACCAATGCCGGCAACTTCTGACCCAAGCGTATCAAACCGTTCTGGCCGCACGCGCCGCGGAAGCAGTGGGGGACAGTCCGACGGTGGCGACCAAGGCGGCGGCCCTGGCGTCGCTTCTGTCGCAGATCGCGGAGCTATCCAAGTGACGGCCGCGCAAGCCATCCAGGCGCTTCAAACGGGCGTCGCCCTGCTGGACGCTCTCGCCCCGCTCGCCGGCGTGTCGTCGGTCAAGATCGCCGATGAGCTCGCATCTATCGGAACGGCGCTGTTGACCAGTCTGGACAGCGCGGACGCAGCGACCGCCATCGCAACGCACGACCTGGCCGTCATTCGCGATCTTGCTGCACATTTGCAGTCACGCAACGACGCGCTTGCGCAAGAGATCGCCGCAAGCTAGTCTTTCCGGGCTACGCGTTCGCCAGGAGCCTTGTTGACCTTAACGCCCTCGCATCATCGCCCCGATGCGGGGGCGTTTTGTATTGACGGCCCCGTCATTGTTGCGGCAAGGTGCGCCGGTCAACAAGAGGGCGACGATATGAAACGCATTCCGGTCACCATCAAGATCAAGGTGCGCGCCCGTCGCGCTGGCTCGCACTCGATCACTCCCGAGGTCGCCTACGTTTGGCGCGAAGGGTCACGCTTCGCCGTGGGAAAAGCACGCAAGTCGGACGACGGATATTCGGCCTGGCATATCGGCTCGGGTCTGCACGTCAATTCGGTTTTCCCGCCGCGCGGCATTCACACGCTTGCGCCGGCGCTCGAAACGTTCAAGGCGTGGGAGACGGAAATTCCCGAAGAGGATTGGGCACCGTTCGATAAGGTCGCCTTTGGGGACTATCTTGTCCCCGGCCCGGACACGACCCGCGTCGCCAACCTGATGCGTCAGATCGCCGCGAGGGTCGCGCCATGATCGAATGCGAATATTGCACCGGGTCGCGCTGGCTCGCCGACAACCCCGGCATGGGGGAATGCGCGTGCGTCAACCGCGACAATGTGGTCAAAATGACGAACGACTATGCGTGCCTCGAACACCAGATCGACGCGCAAACCAGCGAGCTCGAAGAGCTCACCACCGCCATGCAAGACGCGCTCGACGCTCTCCGCGCTTACTTCGTCTCCATCGGCTGGCCGTCTCACCCCGTCCGGATCAACGATCAGAACCTTTCGGACGCCTACACCAAATTGGACATTTTTGAATGAGCTTCGACCAAGCCTATTACGAACGGATGCGCCTGGCGATCATGCGGGCCATTGCGGACACCAGCGAAACCGAGATTAATGGCGAACCCGTGCGCTTCATGCAGACCGCAGAGATCGGAGCGGCATGTCTCGACGTCGCGGCATTTTTCACCAGCCAAGGGGCCAGCGTCGAAACAGAGCGCGGCTTGCGCCAGACCGTTGACGCAATGGGCAACAGGCTCAAAAGCAACATTCGGGCTTTCCGCGACAACGATACGATGATGGCGTTAGGGGGCAGGGCATGAAGGTAGACACGACAGCCGCGCATCGAGCGCTTATGGACGATCTCAAAACCGCGTTGGGCAAACACTCGCATTTAAGCCCGCCGGAAATGCTGGCAATTACGGCTCAGCTAGTGGGCAACCTGATCGCTCTTCAAGACCAGACGAAACACACGTCCGAAGCCTGTATGCGTCTGGTGGAGAAGAATATCGAAATCGGCAACGCCGCCTGCATTGAAACGCTTTTGGGTAAAACGGAGGGCAAGGCATGAGCGCGAACATGGACGAAACCAAATTCGAGCCCGGCACGTTTGACGTGATCCGAATGCATTCTCCGGAAATTGGGTTGCTTTCGTCTATCGCGGTGAGCCTGAAGCGCATCGCCGACGCGACCGAGCGCGAGGAAGTGACCGGCGAGCCTCACGCCGACGAATGACCTTCGATTGGCTAAATCCCGACTATGTGCCGATCTTTCAGGAACGGGCCGACCGGCTGGCCTGGCTCCGGGCCGACAAGTCGCGCGTTGACGCGCTGAAGCGCTACTACCGTGACCATCCCGCGGACTTCATCAACGATTGGGGCATGACGTTCGACCCCCGCAACCCCGAGATCGGATTGCCTGCGACGATCCCCTTTCTCTTGTTCGACAAGCAGCGGGAATGGGTCGAAGAGACGATTTACCTTTGGAAACATCGCGAACGGGGCATAAGCGAGAAGAGTCGGGATTGCGGGCTTTCCTGGCTGGCCGTCGCCACGGGCTGCACGCTCTGCCTGTTCAATGACGGGCTGAATATCGGCTACGGGTCACGCAAGGAAGAGTATGTCGATAAGCTCGACAGCCCGAAAAGCCTCTTCTGGAAACTGCGAATGTTTCGACGCCTGTTGCCCATCGAATTCAACGGCGGTTTCGACCTGAAAGCCGACGCGCCCCATATGCGCATGAATTTCCGGGAGACGGGCAGTTACATCACGGGGGAAGCCGGCGACGGCGTGGGGCGAGGCGACCGGGCATCAATCTATTTCGTGGACGAATTTGCGTTTTTCGAGCGGCCGCAACTGGTCGAAGCGTCGCTCTCGATGACGACCAATTGCCGTATCGACATATCGTCGGTGAACGGCCGGGCCAATCCTTTCGCGGAAAACCGCCATAGCGGCAAACATCGCGTCTTTATTTTCGATTGGCGCGACGATCCCCGCAAAACCCAAGAATGGTATGACCGCCAGAAAGAGACGCTCGATCCCGTCGTGCTGGCCCAAGAGGTGGACCGGGACTATAGCGCGTCCGTCGAGGGCGTCTTGATCCCAAGCGCGTGGGTCGAAGCGGCCATCGACGCGCACGCCAAGCTAGGCATCGCGCCGGCGGGGCGCTTCGTGGGCGGCTTCGACGTGGCGGACGAGGGCCGGGATATGTGTGCCTATGCGGTGCGCCAGGGCGTTGAGCTCCTGCATCTGGACGAATGGAGCGGCAAAGGCTCCGATACGCTGGGCAGCACTCAGCGCGTCGCGGAGACGCATGAAGCGATGGGCGTCGAGGAAACCCGGTTCGACGCGGACGGCGTGGGCGCGAGCGTGCGGAGCGACGCCAGGGTGATCAACGAACGGCGCGTCGAGACGGGCCGGGCGGGCTTGCACTTCATGCCTTACCGCGGGAGTGCGGGCGTTTATCGCCCCCGCGCGCAAGATGAGCCTGGCCGCTTCAACGAGGATTTTTTCAAGAATCGCAAGGCGCAAGACTGGTGGAATTTGCGCCGTCGGTTCCGGGCGACTTATCGCGCCGTCAACGGCGTGGCCGGGTGGGAGCCCGACGAGATAATCTCGATCAGCCCGACCCTTCCGCTTTTGTCGCGCCTCAAGGGGGAGCTCTCTCAACCGACATGGGACCGCGACACCGCGGGCCGGATCGTCATCGACAAAGTTCCCGATGGCACGCGAAGCCCTAATCTAGCGGACGCAGTCAACATCGCATACAGTGTGGGCCGATCCCCGATGCAAATAGCGGATGACGCGTTGAAATGAGAACATGGCTTCGCAACTGGCTCATGGGCGGAACGGCCCCCGAAGCCGTGACCACGGCCCCCGCGTCCCGGCCAGCGCTTAAGGTCTCGCACGAAGCCGAAGCGCTCTCGCGCGTCCCGGAGCGAACCCTAGACGAATGGCGCTCGATCCTTGAGCCCGCAGCCCCGACGCCTGGAACCGTGCCGCCAGACTTCAGGCCGCAGCCCGTCACGGTGGCCATGGACGACATCGGCGGCCTTAACGCATGGGGCTCGGGCGCGTTCTATGACACGGGCATATCGTTCCTCGGCTATCCCTACCTCGCTGAATTGTCGCAGCGCCCGGAATATCGGCGCGCGGCGGAGGTGGTCGCGAAGGAAATGACTCGCAAGTGGATCGAATTCACGACGACCGGGGACAAGGATAAGGCGGATCGGATCGCGAAGCTCGAAGAGGGCTTCAAAGCTTTTAAGGTGCAGAAGCTCTTTCAGAAAGCCGCGGAGCTCGACGGGTATTTCGGGCGCTGTCACCTGTTCATCGACGTCGGCAACCGGGACGCCCAAGGCGAGCTCGAAACCATCCTAGTGCGCCGCAAGAGCAAAATTTCCGTCGGCTCGCTCAAGGGTCTTCGGATCGTCGAACCGCTCTGGACCTACCCGGCGACATACAACAGCAGCGATCCGCTCTCACCCGCCTACTACAAGCCCGACGCCTGGTTTGTCATGGCGAGGAAGGTCCACGTCTCGCGCTTGCTGACATTCGTGGGTCGCGAGGTTCCCGACCTGCTGAAGCCGTCCTATATGTTCGGCGGTCTGTCGCTGACGCAAATGGCCATGGACTATGTCAACAATTGGCTTCGGACGCAGCGGAGCGTGGGCGACACGATCCATAGTTTCTCGAAATCGATCCTCGCCACCAACATGGATAGCGTCCTTTCCGGCGGATCGGCCGACAGCCTGTTCAAGCGCGCGGCCCTGTTCAACAATGCGCGCGACAACAAAGGGCTGATGCTTCTCGACAAAGAGACAGAGGAATTCATCGACGTATCGACGCCACTCGGGACGCTCGACCATCTGCAAGCCCAAGCGCAAGAGCAAGTGTGCAGCGTGAACGGCATTCCCTTGGTGATCTATACGGGCATCACGCCCTCGGGCCTCAACGCCACCAGCGAGGGGGAATTGACCGTCTGGCATGATTGGGTCGCCGCGCAACAGGAACACCTGTTCCGGGACAATCTCGAATATATCTTGGACGTCATGCAGCTTCATTTGTTCGGCGAGGTTGATCCCGACATCGGCTTCAAATTCGTGCCGCTCGGGGAGACGGACGAGGCGCTAGAGGCGAACGTCCGCAAGACCCAGGCTGACACCGATCAGGTCTATATCGACGCCGGCGTGATCTCCCCCGAGGAAGTGCGCGCCAGGATCGCCAAGGACGGCGACAGCGTGTATCGAGGGCTCGACCTGTCTGTCATGCCCGAACCGCCGGATGACGGTATCGAATTAGACGATAACGGCGATCCGGCTATGGACGGCGACGATCAGCCTCGGGATGAAGACGGCAAGTTTTCCGTCGAGCGGATGAATTCGAACACAGGCGAATTCGAGAAACACCATTTCCAACGCGGCGACTATGTGCGCGCAAGTTTTGGCGGGTCAAAACCGCATTTTGGTAAGATCACGGGGGTTTCGCACGCGAAAAAGACCTTCAATATCGGAAGCGTGTCCTATCCGCACGGGTCGGCGTATCATGCCGAAGAGCCCAAAGCTCCGCCGCGAAAGACCGAAAAACTGTCAAAGACCATTGAGCGCTCGAACGCCAAGCACGGGGAAGGGCTGACGGATGCGGACCGCGTCCCCGAAAACTACTAGTCCCGTCCGCCCCAACGTCGGGCTTCGGATCGCATATCAAAAGCGGCTCGATAAGCTGATTGCGGAGATGCACAACAGCGTGGACTATTGGCTGTCAGCAACATACCGCGCCAATCCGCCAGAAATGGCCGCTGACGCCTCTCCCGCCATGATGCTACGTGCAGCCCTGCGACGGCTCGGACGCCGCTGGCTGCGACGCTTTGACGCCCTGGCGCCGGAATTGGCGCGCTACTTCGCGACGGACGTAAGCGAGCGTTCCGATGCGGCTTTCCGGTCCTCATTGCGCCGGGCCGGCTTCACCGTGAAATTCAAGGCGACGGCCGCGCAAAACGACGCATTGCAAGCGATCATCGGCGAGAATGTCGCGCTGATCCGGTCGATCCCCCGCAACTATCTGACGCAGGTCGAAGGATCGGTCATGCGCTCCGTGCAGACGGGCCGCGACCTTGGGACGTTGACGAAAGAGCTCCAGGGCCATTACGGGGTCACGAAGCGCCGGGCCGCTTTCATCGCGCGCGACCAGAACAACAAGGCGACGGCGGTCCTCACGCGCACGCGGCAACAGGAGCTTGGAATCACCAAGGCCAAATGGTTGCACAGTGCGGGCGGCAAAACGCCCCGGCCGGAACACGTAGCTTTCTCGGGGAAAACCTACGACGTCGCGACCGGGGCGTATCTAGAGGGCAAATGGACATGGCCCGGCGTCGAAATCAATTGCTTTCCGCCGGAAACCCTTGTGACGCTAAAAGATTTGCCCCGGAAAATCTGGAAAACGCCTTTCGATGGAAAAATGATCGACGTTGACCTTGGCGGCTGTTCGATCAAGGGAACATTGAATCACCCAATACTCACCGCGCGGGGGTGGGTCGCTATGGGCGAGCTTGATTGCGGCGATCAAGTCGTTTGCGTGGCGCAACAAGGTGGGGACGTGATTGGCCACAACGAAAACCAAAGAATAACCACATTTGGCGAGCTTTTCGTAACGTGCGCGAGTGTGTTTGGAGATGTTCGCAGAGACGCGAGCCGATTTAACTTCTATGGCGAGCGGCCACAAAACCACGTCGATGAAGTAATTATTATCGACGATGACTTGCGTATCGATGGGCAAACCTCCGCCGCGCAAAATCTCCGCAACTTCATGTTCGGCAAAACCGACCCCGTGGTAATCGACGCCTTTGAGGGCCGCTTCGGCCATGTTTCGAACGCGCCGACGACGCGCGGGGGCTACGATCTTTCGCCTTTCGTCGTCGCTGGCACGCGCAAACCGATGGACGTTTCCGCCGCTGCGATCACGCATGACGCCGCGACGGATGAGAACATTGCGAATGCTGGACGCAGCATGTCGCGGAAAGCCCAAGGCGGCGGCAATAGCTGTCGTCCCCAAGCCTTCCGCATACATCTGCACGATGGCGTCGCCAAGTTCGTCCCAATTGGTCCGCCGCTCGATGGCGACGTTTTGCGCTTTGAGCTTTTTGCTCAATTCGTCCACATTGCAGCCAACAGCGGTTGCCGCGTCCTGGAGTTTGACGCCGTCCGCTATCAATTTCGCAGCGTGGTCAATAAGGTCATCTCGGATTATTCGGGGCATGTTTTCACCATGGAAACGCAAGACGGATACTATACCGTAGGCGATGCGTTTGCACAGGCTAAAAATTGCCGATGCGTGTCCGTTCCGATCATTCCGGGCTTCGAAGAGTAGCTAGGAAGTCGCGCCGCGGATCGGGCTCCATGTTGAGAATGGCCCGGATCGCCACGGCGGCCGGCGGGCTTGGGCCTTTGCTGGCGAAGGTCCGCCCCGTGCGCTCACTGACGCCAAGGACGCGAGCCGCGCCGACAATGGACAGATCGAGGGCGGCCAGGTGCGCCCGATACTCCGCGCCGGTCATTGGGTCGCCTTTTCAATTACGCGCCGGGCGTCATAAACGCGCCGGATCGCGTCGGCGTGCGATTCGCACCGGATGACGATATTCGGCCCGTCGTAATACAGATCGTCGGCCACCAGCATGGACAGAGCGGCCAGCAACGCCCCGGACCAATTGGGCGCGGCCTTCGGCTTCGGATCGACCAGCGCCGCGCGGGCTTCAAGACGTCGAAGCCCGTAATTGTTGAGCGTGTCGGGGTTTTTGCGCGCCGAAGCTTCCGCCGCCGCCAAAAGCCACGTTTCGAGAATTTGAAATTGTTCGTCGGTCATTTGCGCCCCTCCGCCCGAAGCCTCCGTTTGTTGACCGTGCAGTAATTGCACGGATTGACGGGACGGTCAAGCACGAATAACGA